GGAGTTCACTCCTGAGGGTTACATGAAGCCGTCTAAGAAGAATAGCGCGGACAAGATCGACGGTATCGCGGCGCTTGTGAACGCGTTGTTTGTGGAACAGGTGCCGGTGGAGGAATCCGGCCCGGTCGGTTTCGTGTCGTTTGACGATATCCCCACTGAGGGAACGAATGTAGAGAGTTGGGGTGAGTATGAGGCGTCTAGGCAGTCGCATTTCTTTGATGACGACGACGATTGGTAACGGTGTTCGCCGCTCTGCCCCTAACGTCTTGCAGGTTGCCGCGCTCGCGTGTGTCGTGGCTGGTTTTTGGTTGCTCTCGCTACCCGTGGGCCTTATGGCTCTCGGGTTGGCGTTGGGCCTTATCGGGTGGGCGGTTGACTAGTGAGCCTCTTTAAGCGGATTGAGTCGCGGGCGGTGGGTTTGACCGATCCGGGCGCGTGGGCGCGCGACATTGAACCGGGTGTCGGAACGACGTTCACCGGGAAGCGTGTAAACGCGCGCACCGCTTTGCAGACTAGCGCCGTGTATTTCTGTACGTCGCTCATCGCTGACGCGATTTCATCGCTGCCGGTTGACTGTTACCGCACGGTGAAGGGCAAGAGTAAGCCTGCGGCGGTTCCGTCGTGGCTGGCGCGACCTAACCCGCGCATGACGCCTCAGGATTTCTGGCACCGGGTCATTACGTCAATGGTGCTTGAGGGCAACGGTTACATCTATGTCGCGCGGCTTAACGGCGTCATTGATTCTCTGTGGCCGGTCCACCCATCCATTGTGGACGTGAACTTGATTGACGGTGTCCCTGTTTACACGCTTAACGGTGTGCCGGTTGGTGACGATGAGTTGATCCATATTCCGGCGTTCACCCTTGCGGGTGAGCCTAAGGGGCTGTCGGTCCTAGAGGCTGCGCGTCAGGCTGTGGGAATGGGCCTGACTACTGAGGAATTCGGGGCGCGTTTCTTCGGTCAGGGAACCACTATGGCTGGTGTCATTGAGGTTCCGGGGAAGTTGGAGCCGACTGAGGCGAAGCGCCTTAAGGCCGATTTTGCGAAGAACAACAGTGGTACCCGCAACTCGCACGCTATCGGCGTGCTGACGGGTGGCGCTACGTGGCAGTCCATCACGGTTACCCCTGAGCAGGCGCAGTTCCTTGCGACGAGGGCGTACACCAAGACCGATATTGCGCTGTTTTTCAAGGTGCCTCCGTACATGGTGGACCCGTCGATTACTTCGACGTGGGGCACCGGCATTGAGGAACAGAATTGGGCGTTTATTCAGAACACTTTGCAGCCGTGGATTACGCGGATTGAGCAGGCTATCAGCCTGTTCCTTTTGTACGGCAATCAGCAAATGCGGTTCAACCTTAATGCCCGGTTGCGGGCTAAGACGCTTGAGCGCATGGACGCGTACGCCAAGGGCATTGAGCATGGCGTGTATTGCCTTGACGATGTGCGCGCCCTTGAGGATTTGGACCCGCTGCCTGACGGTTTGGGGCAGAAGTTTTTTGTTCCTGCGAATCTTGTTGAGGTTGGGAAGGAACCGCCTAAGCCGGAACCTGCTCCCCCGCCACCCGCTGCACCGGACCCTAACGCGGCACCGGATGAAGGAAACGTGAAATGAGTAAGAGTGTGAATGAGCGTCGCCTAGTGGCGTCGCAGTTGGAGTTGCGTAAGAACGCGGACGGTACGCCTGTCCTTGAGGGTTACGCGGCTGTGTTCGGGGCGCGCTCTGAGGATTTGGGCGGCTTTGTGGAGCAGATTGCCCCTTCGGCGTTCACTAAGACGCTTAAGGACGGCGCTGACGTTCGGGCACTGTTGAACCATGACGCTAACTTTGTGTTGGGCCGGTCCACGTCGGGAACCCTGCGAATGTCTACGGACACCACGGGTTTGCACTATGAGGTTGACCTAGGTGGGCAGTCTTACGCGCGGGATTTGGCGATTTCTCTTGAGCGTGGCGATATCACGCAGAGTTCGTTCGGTTTCCGCATGGTGCAGGACGATTGGGCTGCCGATCCGGAGGACGAGAGTCGCGCCCTGCGGACGTTGCTGGAAGTCAAGTTGTTCGACGTGTCTCCGGTGACTTATCCGGCGTATCCGGACGCTACTAGCGGCTTGCGGGCGCTTGAGGCGGCTGCTGAGCGTCGCGGCCTTGACGTTGCGACGGTGGACGCCCTGTTGCCCAAGGCAGCCCCGGTCCATGTCCGTAAGTATGCGGCTGCGCGTGCGATCCGTAACCGCGCGATCCTAAAGGTTTCAAACTAAGCCGGTATAGCGCCACTTAGTTAAGGGTCACCCCGTCCGGGGTTGGCCCTTTTTTCATGCCCCAATGTGGGGCCGAACATGAATGAGGTAACAAGCATGGATTACCGTGCATTGGCGCTTGCTGCGCTTGACAAGGCTTCCGCGATTGAGGATGCCGCCGAGGCTGAGGGTCGGTCGCTGACTGACGCTGAGAAGGCCGAGGTTGAGGGTTTCGAGGCTGAGGCTCGCGGGCACGTCGCCGCTGCCGAGAAGGCCGATGAGGTTCGGGAGTTGCGCGCTAAGGCCGCGTCCCTGACGTTCATTGCCCCTAAGGGCGAGTCCCGCAAGTCGGACGCTGACGTTGTCGGTGACGAGTTGCGCGCGCTCGCGTTGGGTGAGAAGCGTGAGGTTTCGATCAAGGTTACGGACGCTGAGATGCGTACCGCCACCGTTGGCACTGCGACGAATGCCGGTAACACGGTGCCGCGTACGTTCGTGCCTCAGTTGATTGAGAGCATGCGTGAGCAGTCGCCCATTTTCACCAAGGCCAAGGTTATTACCACGGCTAGCGGTGAGCCTATGGATTGGCCGGTGAAGAACTCGCACGTCACCCCGGCTGCGGTGAATGAGAACACGGCTTACAGCAAGTCTGACCTGTCCACGTCGGTTATCTCGTCCACCGTGAGCAAGTACGGTGTCATTGTCGAGGTTAGCAAGGAGTTGGTTGACGACTCCGCGCTTGACATTGCGTCGATTGTCGCGCAGGACGCGGGTACCGAGTTGGGCCGTTTGGCTTCCACTCAGGCCATGACCTACCTGTTGGCTAACGCCGTTTCGGGTGGCACGTTCGCTGCGGCTGCTGCTATCGCGGCTGACGACCTGTTCAACACGTACCACTCGCTAGTTAGCGGCTACCGCCGTAACGGTACGTGGCTCATGAACGACGCTACCGCGTTGTACCTCCGGAAGAACCTTAAGGACACCACGGGTCAGTACATGTGGCAGGCGAGCCTTGCCGCTGGTGACCCCGACACCATCCTTGGGCGTCCGGTCGAGACGGATTACAACATGCCGACCATTGCCACCGGCAACAAGACCATCGTTTGGGGTGACCTGTCGAAGTTCCTTATTCGTCAGGTTGGTGACCTTCGGGTTACCCGCTCGGACGAGTACGGCTTTGACCGTGACGTGGTCGCGTTCAAGGTTTCTTGGCGTGGTGGCTTCCTCATCACCGACGGTGCTGGCGTGAAGTCTTACAAGCAGGCGTGAGCCTAACCCGATTGTTGCCCCTCGCCCTTTATTGGGCGGGGGGCGCTTTTGGGGTATCCAGACTTTTTGAGAGGGGTTAAGATGCTGCGCATTTTGCGGGGTGTCCCGGCTACGCTCCCTGTCGCCATTGAGGGCGAGGACGGGCCGTTGACGCTTGACGCTCCCCCGACTGTGACGCTGACGGCGCTAGACGGCTCTGTAACGGCCACGGGGGCGGCTACGGGCACTGCCGGTGCCTACACGTTTGCTGTGCCGCCTGTGGCCGCGCTAGGGACGTACACGGCCACGGTTGCCGGTGCGGTCGGTGGCACGGCTCTTACCGCGTCGCTTCCGGTGGAGGTTGTCGGCGGGTACCTGTATTCCATCCCTGACCTTCGCGGGTTCGACGCCGCGCTTGGCGTTGACCGTTACAGCGATGAGGACGTTAAGCGGGTCCGGGGCTACGTTGACGACGAGTTCCGAATGATTACCGGCAGGGCGTTTACACCGCGCGCCGCGCGGGAGACTGTGCCGGTCACGTCAGGCCGGTTTTACCTAGAGCAGATTGACCCTTACCGGGTGGTGTCTGCGACGTTGGACGGGGTGACGGTGGACCCGGCAGGGTTCACCCTTGAAACGTCCGGTGAGGGCTTCCTAGACGGCTGTGACGGTTCGCTCACGGTCACGTATGAGTATGGCTTTACGGCGGTCCCTGAGGACGTTAAGCGCGCTGCGATGTTGCGGGGCCGGACGGTCCTGTATGACCGCGATTCGGGCATCCCTGATAGGGCTATGTCGTTCAACGTTGACGGGGCGCAGTACGCGCTTGCGACTGCGGGCCGGTCCGGGTTTGAGACGGGCATCCCTGAGGTTGACGCGATCCTTGGCCGTTACCGGGTTAAGCCTCCGGGGGTGGCGTAATGGCTACGTCTGCGCTAGCGGCCAAGAAGGCCGTTTACGCGATCCTTGAGGCGTCCCTTACCGGTGAGCCTGTCGGCGTCACTTATGGCGCTGTGAAGTCCCCTGAGCGGTCGTGGGCGTTCGTTACCCGCGTGACGTACAGCGATTCCAAGTGGGCGGCTGTGGGGGCGCGCACACGTTCTGAGTCTTATGACGTGGGCGTGGTGTTCTCCATTATCCAACCGGGCGGGTCGTGTGAGTCGGTCGAGACTGAGGCTTTGCGTCTGCTGGACATGTTTGAGGACGGGCTACGGGCTGACCCGACGTTGGGCGGTATCGCTGTTGCGGGTGCCGCTTTGGTGCCGAAAGAGATTCGTTCCCAGCCGGTGACGGATGGGGCGGAATGTGAATGGACCGGCGCTGTCCGGATTACTGAGGCGAGGATATGACAATTGTTTATGTCGGACCGCATGATGCGGTCCAGTTGCCGGACGGGCGTGAGTTCAAGCGTGACGAGCCGGTGAAGGTCGATAAGGCGTTGGGCGAGTCGCTTACTGCCCGCACTGATTTTGAGATTGTGAAGGAGAGTAAGTAATGTCTACCGTTTTCGACGCCTACGCAGGTTTTGCCGACGAGACTACCTATGGCACGGGTGTTGCCGTCGCTAAGTTCATGGAGTTCACCAAGGAGTCCGTGCAGGGCAAGTATGAGCGGATTGAGTCTGCCGCTTTGCGCTCTGGCACTAACGTTCTCCGGGCTGACCGGTTCGTCCCGAACCCTAAGGGCGCACAGGGCGATATCGAACTAGAGGTTGGTAATCAGAACTTCGCGTTTTGGCTCAAGTACATGCTTGGGTCGGTCGCTAACTCTGGCACGTCGCCTAAGACGTACACGGGCACCGTGGGCACCCTTAAGGGTAAGTCTTTCACGGCGCAGTTTAACCGGGTGGACGCTGGCGCTGGCGACAACGTGTTCACGTATGAGGGCGGCAAGGTCGATTCGTGGGAGTTGTCGTGCGCCGTTGACGGCCTGTTGACGGCTAACCTGTCGATGGATTTCGCTAAGGAAACCATTGGTGCGGGCGCTGGCGTTTACGCCAAGGCGACCCCCACCTACCCGACCAGCCTTGTCCTGTTGTCCTTCGTGGGCGCTACGGTCACCATTGGCGGTTCCGCGTTCGACGTTACCTCTGCGTCGGTCAAGGGCGACAACGGCCTTAAGACGGACCGGTACGGTATCCGCGCGACTGGCACGACCAAGAATGAGCCCCTTGAGGCTGACATGCGGGAGTTCACCGCGTCGTTTAACGCTGAGTTCCAGTCGGTTGCGCACGCTCAGCGTGTCGCTGCTGCGACCGCTGCGGGCGCGCTCGCTTCGGTGACGCTCAAGTGGCAGACGCCGGACACGCTGCACAGCGTGCAGGTTGATTTGCCCGCTCTGCGTTTCGATGAGGGCGCGGTCAACATTGACGGTCCCGGCATTTTGGATCAGGCGATTAACTGCAAGGCGCTGACCCCGGCTGCGGGCGGTTCGCCTGTCACCATCACGGTTGTTACGCCTGACGCTACGGCCTGACCGTGATTGGGTTCAGGTTTGACACTTCGGACCTGACCCGGTTTGCGGGCAATATGGCCCGCGCTAGCGGTGACCTTAAAAGCAAGGTCAACCGTGCTGACGCTGAGGTTGCGCGGCTTGTCGTGGACAACGCGCAGAACAGGGCGGGCGGAGAGGGGCGGCAGGCTGCTAGGGCTGCTGCCTCTCTCCGTGCGTCGCGCACGGCTGTTACCGGGGGCGGGTCGCGTCTGGCGTGGTTCGCGGGTGCGGAGTTCGGCGCGCTGCGCTACGGGCAGTTTAAACGGTGGCGTGGCAATCAACCGTCCGACGCTTTCAGCGGCGGCGCGGGCTACTTCCTGTTTCCGTCCATTCGGGACAGTGAGCGGGAGATTCTACAGACTTTTAGGGACGCGCTGATGGATGCGGTTGGTCCCGCCTTTAAGAGAGAGAGATAAGAGCATGTCTGACGTTGAGAAGTTCGTCCTTCGCATTAACGAGAACGACTGGACCATTGGTGACCTTGAGGATTTCGAGCAGGTCGCGGGGGTGTCGTTCATTGAGGCTTTGCAGCCTAAGCCGTTGCGGGACGCTGAGGGTAACCGTGTCATGGATGAGAAGGGGCGGCCTCAGTCTGAGGTTTCCTTTAACCCGACGGTCCTTAAGGCGCTCATTTGGATTACCAAGCGGCGCGAGGTTCCGGGCTTCACTGTTGAGGACGCCCGCAACGTCAAGGTGACCGGCCTTGAGGTTGCTGAGTTGGGCGGCGAGTCGGACCCAAAAGAGACGAGCGACTGAGGGATTACGCGGCCCTCTGCCACTTTTACGGGTGGACCATTCCGGACGTTAAGCGGCTAACGCTAGCCGAGTTCCGCGTGTTCAAAATGCACATGATTGACACGGTGAAGCGGGAGAGAAGCAATGTCTAGTGAGAACGCAACCCTCAAGGTTACTATTCTCGGTGAGGATAAGAGCGCGTCTCGCGCTATGGGGAGTGTGGGCCGTTCGTCGGACGGCCTCGCTTCCAAGTTGGGCCGTGTCGCTGGCGGTATCGGTAAGGCGCTTGGTGGGGCGACGCTTGCCACGGCGGGAATCGGTATCGCTGCGGGCAAGATGGGCCTTGAGGTTGCGGCTGGCAATGAGCAGGCCAAGATTTCGTTTACCACCATGCTTGGGTCTGCGAAGAAGGCAGACAAGTTCCTTAGGGACATGGTGGCGTTCGCCAACGCTACCCCGTTCGACATGGCGAGTTTGCAGACTGCGGCGGGTTCCCTAATCTCTGTCGGCGTTGAGGCTGACAAGGTTATCCCGATTATGACGACGTTGGGTAACGTCACGTCGGGTATGGGCACGGGCAGTGAGGGCATTCAGCGGGCCACGGTCGCGTTGCAGCAGATGAACGCTGCCCAGCGCATTTCCGCTGAGGACCTTAACCAGTTGCGCGACGCCGGTATCCCGGTTTATGACCTGTTGGCTAAGGCCACGGGCAAGTCCAAGAAGGCCATTGTTGAAATGGCCGGTGCGGGCAAGTTGGGCAAGAAGGAACTTGACGCCATGATGAAGGCACTTGAGACCGGTAAGGGTCTTGAGCGTTTTAACGGCCTCATGGAAAAGCAGTCTCAGTCCCTCACGGGCCTTGTGTCGTCCTTTAAGGACAATCTTGGGCAGGGCCTTGCGCGTGCGGTGACGCCGCTCATTCCGTTGATTAAGGACGGCCTTAACGTCGCTACGCAGAAGTTGGCCGAGATTCTGCCTAAGGTCGCTGCGGGTATGGCGACGGGCGCGGCTAAGGTCCGCGCCTTCATTGCGGGTTTCCGTGGCGGTGGGGACGTTAAGAAGGTTTCCAAGTCGCTCGGTGACGTGGTGTCGATTGGCGACAAGGCACGCGCCGTGTTCGACATGCTTAAGGACAAGGCCGGTAAGGCTTTCGCTGGCCTTAAGAATGTGAACGCTGGCGACACGCTGGACAAGTTGCAGGTTGCGTTCGTGAAGTTGGCCCCTGCGGTTGACAAGTTCACCACGAACCTTCCCAAGACTGAGCCTGTCGCTAGGAAGGCCGGGGAGGTTTTCGGGTTCATCGCGGACCACGCGGACCTGTTGGCTAAGGCGCTTCCGTTCGTGGTGTCGGCTTTCGCTTTGGTGAAGGCCGCTCAGGCTGCGAATACCGTTGTCGGTAAGGACAGTGTTGTGGGCATGGGGTTGCAGATTGCCGGTAACCTCTCCCTCGCTAGTTCTAACCGTGCTTTGGCTGCGGCGTTGAATGGGACGACGGGCTCTCAGAATGCGGGCATGCTGGCAACGCTTAGGAGCACGGCTGTCACGGCTGCGGCTGCGGTGAAGCAAGGTGTTTTGGCTGCGGCGTCTAAGACTATGGCTGCCGCTCAGTGGCTTGTGAATGCGGCCATGTCGGCTAACCCTATCGGTATTGTCGTTGTCGCTTTGGCGGCTTTGGCTGCCGGGTTGGTGTACGCGTACAAGAACAGTGAGACGTTCCGCAATATCTGTGACGCGGCCTTTAAGGCCGTGGGCAAGATCATTAACTGGCTGTGGACGACGATTTACCGCCCGGTGTTCAAGTTCATGCTTGCGGCTATTTCGACGGTCGCTAACGGCTTCGCTGACTTCCTAGAGTTGCTGTCGCATGTTCCGGGGTTCGGGTGGGCTAAGGACGCTGCGGATAAGATTCGTGGCGCGGCTAGGGAAGTCGACAAGTTCAAGGACGGCCTAGACAAGATTGACGTCTATAAGGAAGTCAATGTCGTCACCAAGTTCACCTATAAGGGGTATAAGCCGTCCCTTGATAAGCACAACGCTAGCGTTATGGAGCGTCACGGGCATGACCCGGACGCGAACGCTACCGGTGGACGCAACCTTAACGCCGGTTGGTCGTGGGTTGGTGAGCACGGCCCTGAGTTGATGTACGTTCCCGGTGGGGCGAACATCTATAACGCGTCTGAGTCCCAGCGGATCAACGGCAACACGACGCGCAAGAATCAGGCCGCACAGGCGAAGATCGACGCCGCTAAGCGGAAGGCCGCTGAGAAGGCTAAGAAGGCCGCTCAGGATAAGGCTAAGGCTGCTGCCGACAAGGCGAAGAAGGACGCTGAGAAGAAGCGTAAGGACGCTGAACTGGCGGCGCGTCGGCGCGAGTGGGCACGCCTTATCGGCGGGCACATTGACGCCAAGGGACGCGTTATCAACAAGTACGGTGACGTGGTGGGCTTGCCCTCCGCTCAGCGGCTTGCGGAGAAGAAGGCTGCCGCTAAGAAGGTTGGCGGTCACTTCAACGCGTTCGGTGACGTGGTCGATAAGCACGGCAAGGTCGTTACTGTCGCCACCACCCGGTCCCAGCATCACGCGCAGGAAGTGGGGAAGAAGAAGGGCAAGGCTAAGGGGCGTAAGTCCTCTAGCCGTTCGCGTGGCCGCTCTAGCGGCGGTTCTAGCGGTGGCTCTGGCGGTGGCGGAAACGTCTATGTGGACGTTGCCGTGACGGTGCAGGGTCACGTCATGACCGACAAGCAGTTGGCTACCACGCTAACGCCTGCGATCCGCAATGAACTAATCAAGATTGGTCGGCGGAACAATAATCACGTTTTCCCTCCCCCGATTACGTGACGGGTTGACGGCGGGGGACGCTTTCGGGTGTCCCTCGCCTCCCTATTTAGAGAGAGGTTTTCATGGCTTCCCCTGACGTTAAGGTGTATGTCTGTTTCGACTCCACCGTGTTTGGGTCCAACGTCGCCACGGAGGTTACCGACCGTGTCCGCGCTATCGCTTCGCAGCGTGGCCGCGACATGGAGTTGGGTAACTTTGACGCTGGCACGTTGAGTATCACGTTTGACAATAATGACGGGTATTTCACCCCGCGTGCCACTCCCCTAGCGGGGCAGCCCACCCTTAAGACGCGGCGTGTGGTGTATGTGACGGCCACCTATAGCGGCACCACTTACACCATTGCTACGGGCATTGTGGAGCGGTGGCCCGCGTCCGTGGACAATGGTGACTTGACGGTTACCGTTCCGTCGAGCGACGCGTTTAAACTGTTCACGGAAACGCAGTTGCCGGACAGTGACTCAGGGTTCATCGCCAAGTCTAAGCCCCGGCATTACTTCCCTATGCAGGAGTCGGACAACGCGCAGGGCACGGCGGACGTTGTCGGCAAGAAGAAGTTGCGCGTTACGTGGGCGTCTCCGTTCACCCTTGCTGATGCTCAGTTTTGGGCTAACGCGAACAGTGCCCCCCTACCGACTATCGAGTATGGCGCGGGCAGCATCCTTCCCTCTGGCAATGGTGCGTCGATCAATCTCGGTTCGTACTACAGCAACGGCGGCGTGCATGGCGCGTGGGGGTTCGTCACTGATTCCAACTTCGCGGTGTCTACGTCTGCCGGGTTTTCGTTCACGTTGACTTTCATGCTGCCGACGCTGACGCACCCGGACGGGTCTAACGCGTCGCTGCTGTCGGTGTTCGATGGTTCCGCTAATGAGTGGGTTAACTACGCGTTCGTCACCCCTACGGGCACGCTCGGCATTTTTGACGTGGGCGTGGGTAAGTCGTTCATTACGGCTTTCCCGAACGCGATTGCCGCTAACACGTTCTACCGGTTGACCGTTAGCGCGGTCGCTGTCGGCCCTAACTGGACGGTGACGGCTAACCTCAACGGTTCAGAGTTCACGACCACTACCGGCTTTCCGCGCATTCTCGCTAGTGCTGCGGTGCCGTACTACCTTGGCGGGCACACCATGTCCGCTGGTGAGGGTGCCGGTGGGCGTATGGCGTACTTCGCACTGTGGGACCGTGCCCTGTCCGCTACCGAAATGCGGTCCATGTGGGGGGACTATCTCGTCGGCCCGAACATGACCGCCGACACGCGGATTGGCCGCGTGTTGGACGTTATCGGCTGGCCTACCGCGCTGCGTGACTTGCAGGCCGGTAAGTCGCTGCTAAACCGTGCCCCGTTCAATGAGAACACGTCCGTTCTCACTCTGTTGCAGGATTGGGCGAGCGCGGACGGTGGGTTGGTCTATATGGGTGATGACGGCAAGGTGGTTTTCCGGAACCGTCACGACCGCCTCATTAACTCGATTACCCCAACGTGGACGTTTGATTGCGCGGCTAGTACGGGCGTTGAGGAAGGGCTTGAATGGGTGCTGTCGGACGACGATATAACTAACGTCGTCAATCTTGAGTACGCGGACGGGTCTAAGGTCCAGATTCGGAATGATGCGTCTATCGCTGAGTATGGCGAGAAGCCCACCGATCTATCCCCCGACGTGGTCAGCAATGATGAGGCGCGGGACGCGGCGGATTGGTTCCTGTTCCAGTACGCGCAGCCCCGTATCCGGGTGTCCACTGTGACCATTTACCCCACTGCGGGTGACGATGCGACGTTGTGGAGTGCGGCGGTTGGCGCTGAGGTTGGGCAGGTTATCCGGTTGGCGAATCTGCCTGCGAACGCTCCCGCGTCGCAGTTGGATTACATCATTGAGTCGATCA